ATCCGCATTATTAGGAAAACAAGTAGACCTTTCAAGAGTTAGACAAAAGTTTGCATCGGGAGATGCCGCTGGAGCAGCTGATTTATTGAGAACTCAATTGAAAGGTATCGATATGGATAAAATGAATATGTTCCAAAGACAGGCATTGCAAGATGCAACTGGAATGGATATGGATACCGTTATGAAATTGGGTAAAGGTGGTAAAGGTGGTCCTTTACAAACTGACCAAGAAAAAATGGTTGGTTCTATTGCACAATTAGGAAATAGTTTTGATAATACTATGGCAAAGTATTTCAAAGATGGTATTAGTATTAAGGGATTGAGTAGTGATGCTGCGGATTCTATGTGGTCTGCTAAAGCTGCAGAAGCATCGGCAAGAATGGCCGCTGATATGCAGAGAGATATTGCAACTACTAAAATGGAAATGGGTAGATTGGTTTATACCGCCGGTTTAATTTTAGCAGCTCTTGGTGTAGCTGGTTTGTTTGGAAAAGGACCTATGAAATTCTTAGGTAATGGAATTAAAAAACTATTTACTAAATCAGGCTCAAAGGTAGCATCAAAAGTAGTTGCAAAAACAGGTTCTCAATTCGCAGGAGGTAGTTTAAGCGCCGGTAAAAAAATACTAGCTGAAAAAGCATCATCTTCCGCCGGAAAAACAGTATTAGCAAATACAACAAAAACCGCCGCCAAAGGTGGTATATTAAGTAAAGTTGGTAGTTTGATTCCTGGACTTGGTAGTGATGGAGCAAAAGCTGGTGCAACTGCTCTTAAAGGTGGATTTAAAGGTATTATGGGCAATCTCGGTAAGGGACTTTTAAAGGGAGGTATAACGGGAGTATTAGGAACTGCCGCATCTATGGCTGGTGATTACTTTGGAGGGCAGAGGCAGGAACAGGGAATGGCTGAAGGAGATAGAGGTAAAGTTAATCAAGGTAAAGCACTTAAAACGGGAGCAACCGCACTTGAATACGCTGGATATGGTGCAGCAATTGGTAGTATCATTCCTGGAATCGGTACTGCGGTAGGTGGAGCAATTGGTGGTGTAGTTGGTGGTATAAAAGGTGTATTTGATAATTGGTTTAGTGAAGATGCTAAAAAAGCCGATGAACAATTAAAAAAAGTTGAAGAGCAAAATAAAGTAGCCGCCGCTCAAAAAGTATTATCAGAAAGAGATATAGCAACTCAAGAGCAAATGAAAACGCAATCACAATCATTAGCCGCAGCAGCGCAAGATACGGGATTTTGGCAAGCCGCTGTTGTTGCACAATTAGTTGAAGCTACACGATTATTAGATATTATAGCATTCTCATCGGATGATGCAGATGATACTACTAGAGAAATTTATTTAGATGGTAAGAGAATTACTAGATTGAACTACGATAGAGCATCCACATTATATAATACAATGTCTACTCAAAAGGCAGCAGCAAAATAATAATAAATGGCAAAGATAAAAGATTTATTTGTACAACAAAATAAAAACCTGTATGGGTTGAGTGGTAAACTCATTATTGAAAGTAGAGGGCTTATCAATCCACCAAAAGCTGCCGCATTACTTACATCTTCACCAAATGCTTTGGCTGATATGATTGGTAATCAAATTGGTGGTCTATTAAAAGGCTCTGCAAATCGACCATCTGATACTATATTTAAAAATAACACACCATTTGCCAAACCAATAACTTTAGGAAAAACTCAAAGAGGTATCAAAGATGCAATAGAAGCAGGAGAAACTTATTATATAAAAAAAGACCCTGCACCGGCATCCATTTTTGCTAAATTAAAGCAAGGTGGTACATCTCCATTGGGAATGTTAGGTGCTGCAGCGGCTGCAGGAATTAATAAATATGGAAGTAAAAAAGGTTTAAAAGCTATTGAAAAATATAGAGAGGAATTAGAAAACCAATCTAATGATATTAAACTTGCATTTAAAAAAGGAGAAAAGCCTGATGGAAAAATTCAAAAAGAAAGTAAGTTAGGTAGTGAATATGAACCTATTTTTGGAATAAAGGCGGATAAAGGACACACATTTCCGACTGTAATTGGGTGGAAAGAATCTAAAAATACACATTGGGATGTTGCAAATACTTTTATACAAAATAATTTACACCTAAACGATACCGATACCAAAACCATAGAAAGTTCGAATTACACCTATATGAAAATTAAAGTATTAGGTGAAACCGATTCAGTACATTTCAATGGAACAATTTCTGGCATAAATGAAACTGTTACGCCTGAATGGAACACATATAAATACATTGGTTCTCCATTTAAGGTATATACATATGGTGGAGTTGAACGTAGTTTAAGTTTTGATTTTAAATTATATTGTACAACTAGAAAAGAAAAGGATGTGATGTTACAAAAATTAAATTATTTAACAGCATTGGCGTATCCTTACAAACAATTATCAAATGTTACATATAATCAAGGAGCAACTCAACAAACAATGTTTTCTCCAAATTTTATATTTTTAACAATAAAATCCTTCTATAACAATATGTTTGGATTTGTTGATAATTTAAGTTTTACAATTGATGATAATGTTTCTTGGGCAAATTTTGAAGGGGTAGAAAAAGATGAAGCGGATACTAATAAAGAATCTACACCATCTATTATAAATGTACAATTTGGTATGAAAATAGTAGATTCTAAAAATACATTAGGATACGATAACGCAAATAATCAGTTCAAATATAATTTTAGAAATCAAACAGAAATTAAATAATGGCAAGTAGATATTCAAATACTAAAATTGTAGTTAACTCTGATACCAAAAAAAGATATTATGAATCTACTATATATCCAAAAGTAATACCATCCGATAATGATACTTATATTATTTCAGAAGCGGGTGATAGATTAGATATATTAGCTAAAAGTTACTATGGTGATTCAAAATTATGGTGGATTATTGCAATTGCAAATAATATCAATGATGCTGTATTTTATATAGAACCTGGTGTTCAATTGAGAATACCACAAAACATTGGTAATATATTAAAAGATTTAGAAAAAATCAATAAATAATGTTATATTTAAGACCTCTTAGTAACTGGCTTCAAAGTGAATTAGAATTTAGAGAAGCAGCACCGGAATTAGCTATGTTTAAAATGCCATTCGCATTATTAACATCGGCAGCTATCGTTGCTAAAGATATTGAGTTGGATGCGGCTTTAGCATTTAAGGGAAAGGGACCTAATTCATATAGAGGATGTGTTATTGGTAACATATTAGATACTGAATTAAATTACGGAAAAGATTTAATCGGAACAAATGAAGCTAATAAGACTATTGTAGGTATCGATTTTGATGGTAAATATATTACAACCGAAGGAGAATTTGGTTTAAGAAAACCAATGCCGATAATAGAAAGAATTGAAATAAATACTGATGGTGAAAATAACGCATTAAAAGAAGCTCAAATCACTGTTAGATGTTTTACTTTAAAGCAATTGGAAATGTTTGAATTGTTTTATTGTAGACCTGGTATGAATTTATTATTAGAATTTGGAAATAATTTTGAAATAACTCAAAATCAAATTGAAAAATATAAAGATTTTATAAAATTATCAAAAACTCCGAACACTAATACAATTGATACTATAAACAATTATACTGGAAAATCATTTAATGATATGAAGGTGGAATCTATCTTAGTACCAAAAACGGATTACACCACATATACAGAAACAACATTTGCAAAATATTTTGCAATGAGTGAAGATGATGATAAAGAGTACTTAGGTAAAATTATAAAAAGCAAAGGACAATACGATGCTTTCGCTGGTAAGGTTACTAATTTTACATATTCTATAAACGATGATGCAACGTATGAAGTATCAATTACAATTTCAGCAGGTAATACTGTTTCATTAGCTATACCAATCGCCAATGTTTCAGCTGCAGCAAAGATAGGATTAAAAGATGAAAATGGCGTAAAATTAACCGAACAACAAATTATATTAAAACAAATGCAAATTGATTTTAATATACCATTATTAAAAATCCCAAGTGATTTTTTAAAAACGCATACTTTTAATTTCCTAAAACCAAACGATACAAAAAAAGACCAAAGTACATCCGAACTAAGATATGTATCATTACATCTTATATTGAAATATTTTGGAAACTATATTGTTTCGGTAAGTTCTCAATCTCCAAAAAACTTTGATATACAATTTAAAACGATAAATAATAAACCAACTATAATTTGTCAAAGTCATAGGAAAATAATTTCTTCATCCGAAGATGTTTTATATCCAGGAATGCTACCAAAAATAAAAATTGGAAAAGGCAATCCTAAATCGGATAATTTAATGTTAGATGATAAGGAAACAATTGATGCTAAAATAAATGGATTAGAATTTAATATTCCAGAAAAAGAAGTAGAAATTGATTTAATAGACCCAAATTCAAAAGATGAAATTAAATTCAAAAAAATAAAGTATAAGGCTGAAGGTGATTTAAGATTAGGTAATGCTTTGAATATATTTGTAAATTATGATGTAGTTCTTGAAGCTTGGCAAAAATCATCAACTAGAGCTGATTTTCTTGCATCAATACTTGGTACTGTAAATGATAACTCATTTAATTTATTTAATTTGATAACAGCCCCAAATACATCAAGTAGTGGATATTTAACAATTGTAGATACTAATTTTAGAAAATTGGATAATATAACTGTTGATAGTTTAAAATCTGATAAAATTTATAGGTTTAAAGCTAATACGATTAATAGTATCGTTAAGGCATTTACATTTGAAATGGATTTAGGTAACTTAATAGCAGGGCAAACTGTATTTCAGCAATCAAGCGCTATTGAGGAAATCTTAAACGAAAAAAAGAAAAACGGCGCCGATGGTAGAGATAAAGCGTTAATGAGTACGGTGAAACGAAATGCATTATATACTAATTATAGAAATGCAGATGGGTACATATCTGCGGATGGAATAGAGGGTAGTATTATTAAAAAAAATCTACTAAAAGAAGAAACAAATTCTTTTCCAGATGTTCCCGAAAAATCGACTACAAAAAAAACCACAACTGAAAAAACACCAAGCGATACTGAAGTAATCGATGAAAAGGTTATTAAATTTAAAAATGGTACTAAAAATTTACCATATATATTTAATGATACTGGGGTTATAATAAAAGGTATGAATATTCAAGCGGAAAAAGATGAAGGTACTTTAAGTGATTTTAGTGCAACATTGGTTATCGATGGATTAAGTGGAATTAGCTGTGGTGAATTATTTAGAATAGATGGTATACCCGAAATATATAATAAAACCGGCGCATTTCAAGTTATGAATGTAAAACATAGTGTGGAAGCAAGCGGATGGGATACTACGATTGAAGCAAGTTGGAGAATTATAAAAGAATAGTATGTATAAAGATGTAGCTAAAAATATTGATAAGTTCACTATTAAGATACCAAAAACTATCGTACCAAAGCCAACTGCTTCAGATTATGAAAATGGATTCATAGAAAGATACTTTATACAGGTTAGTTTTGATTCTAATGGGTTTATCTATGAAGTGGATGAAAGCACATTTGATAAGTACTTAGAAAATCCATTTTGGATTGGTGAAAAGCTCTTTTGGAGAATTGCTGGTCCGTTGGATACTGTATATGATACAGATGGTAAGATATTGGATAAGGGGGTAATTGCATCAAATAAAGCATCTTTATCCATAACTTCTTTGAAAATTCAAAATATTTCCTTATATTTACCAAACATAAAGCAGTTTTATAAATAAAGCATTTGGAAATTAAATAAATAATTTGTATATTTGTAGGGTATGAATTTAATCGAAACAAATAACGCCCTATTAGCATTTTACAAATCCAATCCTAAGATAGATTTGATAGTGCCCGTATGGAGTTCTCCAAAGGCACATGAATACGATACCTCCATATCATTTGCGTACCTTAGAACTAAGGATTCCGATTACATTATAAATTTCAATCACATCGATGCCGGACAATGTAGACAGGCAGCATTAAGTATGTTTGCGAATGAGAATACATTGGTATATGGTAATCGATATATAGGTAGTAAAGGACTCGATTATGAGTGGGTTTATTTTGAAGAGTATGGTAAGTCGTTCATATTCAATGAGTTCGCTGACGGGGTTTATAAGGGGTATAGAAGCGACTTTAAATATCTAAATGATTGTGTACCTATGATGAGATGGTACGAGCTCTTAAAAACGATTCCACTAATTTCAGAAATTAAACCTTGGTATAGAAAATATTCAGATTCTATTAAAATATTAGGGAGGCTGGAGGGGGCTGGGGTGAAAGTCGAAGAAGAAAAATTTATTGATAGATTTCATTTCAACAAAGAGTATTTGCCCAATGGATTTGCTTATACAAAATACAACCCATATACGATAACGGGTAGACCGAGTAACCGACATCTCAATGTGAATTGGGCTGCTATGAACAAATCCGATGGATGTAGAAGTAATGTGGTGAGTAGATTTAAGGGGGGTACTTTGATTCAATTCGATTACGAGTCCTATCACATCCGTATCATTGGTAAGATGGTTGGGTATGTATTTCCGGAAGGGGAAACGGCACACGAACATTTAGCAAAATATTATGGGGTTACGACCGAAGAATCTAAAGCCCTTTCATTCCGATACCTTTATGGTGGGTTGGATGAATTTGCCAAAACCATTCCGTTCTTTCAAAAGGTGGATGAATACGTTCAATCGGTTTACCAAAAGTTCGTAATTTCGGGAAAATTGACGACACCTCTATATAAGAGGGAAATCCCATTCCAACGAATCGAAGCCGCCAACGAACAAAAGGTATTTAACTATCTACTTCAGGCGTTAGAAACTGAAATCAATTATACTAAGATTGATGATGTATTGAAGTGGTGTGATGGGAGAAGGTCAAAAATGATACTATATACATATGATGCGTTCTTAATTGATGTACATCCACAGGATAGAGATAATCTTTTAGGCGAATTAACGACCACATTGGAAAGAGGTGGCTTTCCCGTTAAAACGTATGAGGGAACAAATTATGATAACTTAGAGGTTATTAAATAAAAATTTATATTTATATCATATAATTATATAGGAACAAACACGTAAACTATGAAGTTAATAAATTTAATCCCATTAAAAGAAATTGATTTTAGAAATCAGGACCAATTTGATGATTATACAAAAAATCACGAATTAAGACCTGATACAAAGGTTACAATTAATGGTAAAGTTACAACTGCCGGTCAAGCAGCTAAAAATTCCGAACCTGTTAAGGGTACATCGGTATTTGGTAAATCGGGTGGAGGTTCGGTATTTGGTAAATCAGATGGGATGGAAACTGTAAAATCAATTGCAGCTAAGACAGGATTGAGAGCACAAGCCGTAGCAGGATGGGCAGATGAGAATGGTGTAAACCTTTCAAAAGTATCTGCTGATATTGATTCTAAAAAATTGAAACCTATGGATATGATGACCGCAGTTAGTGGTAATCCTGGAAACAAATACGCTAAAGATATAATTACTAAATACTCACAATCAGCTCCTAAAGCCGATAATATAGAATCGTTAACTTCCTACGAAGATTTTAATAAATTTTTTAAAGCGAATTCTGATAAAATAAACAAAAATGATTTAGCTTATATAGAGGATGAAATTGGAGCATTAAAGTATTTGGAATCGGATTATAAAAAAGGAAAGGCGGATAGACAAGAAGTTGAAGTTGCATATGTAGAACTTCAGGACTTAATTAAAAAGGCTTTACCTAAAGATTCATCGACTAAACTTTCACCAATGATACCTAAATCAACTGGTGGAGCTAAAAATAAATCTATAACTGATATAAAAGTGGATACGCAAGTAGATGTGTCAACGCTATCTAAATCTCTTTTACCAAATATAAGACTTGGAGACGGTAGTGGGCTTCCCGATAAAGATGCCATAGAACTTGTAAAAAGATTGGCTAGTAAAGATAGTGGTGTTTATACCAGAACTAGTCCACATGGTGGAAATATAGTTTTTAAAGATGGTACACGATTCGAAGTATTTAGACCGCATGATGCACAAAAAACAAAATCTACAACAATTTACGCATCAAAAAGATAAAAAAAATGACTCCAAATTTTGAAGAAATATTATTGGAACTAAGTTACAGAATTCCAACGGGAATAGTGGATTTAACAAACGAGCAACATTTAAATGAACTTATAATCATTTTAGAAGAAAATCGTGTATATAATTCTCAAGCTATAAATGGTTTAAGAGAAAAGGTTAAAAAAATTCCAAAAGCCAAAACACAAAATGATTTGGATACAACTTTGGCAATGCGATTTACAAATCCAGATACGGGAAGAGAAGTATCGGTAGCAACTGCATTGGGGTATGAAAAAGATTTTCCAAAAGCTTTTAACATAGCAAAGGGAAAATTTAAAGCCGCCGGATTTAGTGATAAAGATATTGATATGATTGATGTGGGGCCAGATGATATGGAAACTACTCCAAACGCATTTGGAGTAAAAGGTGCCGGAGCAAACGTATTCGAACCGGAGGTAGATACTACATCTAAGTTAAATCTAAAGCCCGATGATGTTGCAAAAAGAACAGCAGCTTTGGCGCAAGTTATTAATAAAGATTTTTCGCCTGAATTAAAAAAGAGTTTAGGAGAAAAGGGAATTAAAACATTACTTTCAGGGTTTGAGAAAATGATATCCGGCCAAAAAGTTAATGCACAAGAAAAAGAATTATTACAAAACTTTGTAGCATTCAAAGATAAATCTGGTGAAGCTACATTATATATAGCAAATAAAACTCCTGGAAACTTTAAAACGCATAAAAAGGTAACATTCCCGGCTACAAAACGAGAACAATTAAAGCAACTTACCCAATCATTTGGATTACAATCAACCAAAGCACAGGAAGGGGCTATGGGTAAAAAGCAAACAGTAGCAAATAAAGTTACCCCAGCACGTAAAGTTGTTCTAATTAAAGAAGAACCAGATGGTTCTGTAATAATCGATGGAGTTAAACACAAGCCGGTGCCAGTGCCAAAATTAAAAGAGTTGGCATTACTTTTAAAAAAGAATGGAGTACCGGATGCGGAAGTTGAAGCAAAATCTACAATTGCATCATTGAAAAGATATAATAAGCAATTGGAGATGATGAAGAAAGCTGGAAAGTTTGAAATCGTTGATTTTGGCGATACATCTACACCAGAAGGTAGACAATCCACATTTGATAATGTAAAAAACCTATACATAAAAAGATTTGAACAACTACTTAAAGAAAGTGGTCCGATAACAAAAGAACAAAAAATAGTTATGGATAAATTTAAATCTATACAATTTAATCAAAATGGTAGTAATCCAAATTTTGAAAAAGAATTGGATGATTTATTAAGTTCAATGACTTTAAATAAAGATTTTAGAACAGCTGTTCCTGATTTATTAGAAGTAATTGTATTTTCAAAAATGATTGGTAGAGGATATCAAGCATTTTTACCTTCATCCGAAACATTTAAAGTATCAGATGTAATAGCATTTAAAGAACCAAACTTTAAATTTCCAAAATCAGGAAATATAGCACAAGCAGTTGCAGATAATTTTAAAATGATTAAAACATCATTAGTATTAGTTGGTGGTTCAAGCGTTAAGTTTGCAGAGGGCGGAGCAGGTCAAAGCGATTCTAAGGTAGAGCAAACTGAATATAAACATCCTGAAACGAAAGTTGTATTAGAGAGTTTACTAAGTACGCATCAATTTGTATATGGTAGAAGTAAAGATAGTAAATATCCACCATCAACGCAAGATATAGTAAAAAAAGAAAAGCAAATAATGTTTCATCTAAATTGGGCTTTAAAAAATAATGTAATTACAAAAGATGAATATAATCGTATTATGGCACAGGCTGATAAGCAATCTGAAAGCGCTTTTCAAACGGCAATGCGAAATGGAGTTGGCCCATTAAATGATAAAGAAAAGATAGAATACAAAAAATTATTAAGATTACACGCATTATCTGGTGCAAGTATAGAAACAATTAATAATAATGATACTGATTTCAATTATTTTTCTAATGAAAGAAGTACAGTTAACGAAAGAACGGGAGCGGTTAAAAACGAAGAGTTAGATGGTATTGTTAATAAATGTTGTATGAGTTGGTCATATAATCCTGGATTTAAATTCAGTAAATTTGAGGGTAAAGTATGGATGACTCCTAATAACGTAAATCCATCACATATCGTATCATGTGATAAAAAGAAAAGATAAAAATGAACACACAACTATTATGTTTATTTACATATAGACCAGAATTAGATATATCCTTACAATTTGTAATAAAAAATTATGTCTTAATAAATCCAAATATTTTTATATTAGAAAATAAACTAAAGGAGGATGACTTATTTATTACATTTAATGTAGAGAAAGGTTCATCTCCAATAGATTCTCAATGGAAAACTATTTTAGTTCATAGAAAAAAGCAATCAAATACCATCTATACAATTAATGCCTTAAATGAAGTTATTAAATCTAAAACAGGCGGACAATTGGATACATCATATCAATTAGATTGGGAAGATTATAGAAACTCTATAATTACTACATCAAACTACGGCTACAAAAAAATCCCTACAAAGGTTTACAAAAGTTTAAATCTATCTGATTTAAATAATAATAATTTTTGATTTGGAAATTCCGAATTAATTTATTATATTTGTTCTAACATAAAATAGAAACAATATAATAAAATAATCATGTCGGAACTCAAAGAACAAACTGCAATCGAACATTGCGAAGAAACCTACCCACAAATGTGTGAGGAATTCAAAAACATCTTAGATGAGATGTACACTACATTTTGCAAAAAGCAGAGAAATTATGGACCTGGAAATATTTCCGTAGGAACTGCACTTCAAACCAAAGAAGATATCAAATTATCATTGAGTGGGTTATGGTTTAGAAAGAATGATAAAATCCAACGATTAAAACAATTGGTAGTATTGGGGGCTCCAGATGAAGTAGGAGAATCAATCGAAGATACCTATCAAGACCTAGCAGTTTATTCAGTTATCTCTCAATTGGTGACTCGAAATAAATGGGCGAAATAATTAGGAAAATTCAAAAAATAGTTGTATATTTGATACAACAAAAGATAAAAAGGTTATATTTAGATATAGGTAATATCGATATAAACCTCAACTTTAAAAACAATTATTAACTTTAAAACAAAAGAAAAATGGACATTTCATTAGCCTTGAAACGATTTAATTCGTTACAAACAACTTCCAAAAAATCAGATTCACTTTGGAAGCCAACACCGGGAAAACATCAAATTAGATTAGTTCCCTACAAGTTCAACAAAGACATCCCGTTTATTGAACTTTACTTTCACTACAACATTAACAACAAAACTTATCTATCTCCAATTTCGTTTGGTAGACCTGACCCTATTGTTGAGTTTGCAGAAAAACTTAAACGTACAGGTGATACCGATGATTGGAAAGCAGGTAAGAAAATGGAGCCAAAGTTAAGAACTTTTGCACCTGTTATTGTAAGAGGTAAAGAAAGTGAAGGTGTTAAATTTTGGGGATTCGGTAAGACCGTTTACCAAGACATCTTAGGTTACATCGCTGACCCGGATTACGGAGATATCACAAACCCATTAAATGGTAGAGATATCGTATTGGAAATTGTTGCAGCTGAAGAATCAGGTACATCATATCCAACGACTACAATTCGTGTTAAACCGGCTCAAACAAAAGTAGCTGATACTCCCGAAGCAATTCAAAGTATTTTGGAAAATCAAAAAGATATTACCGAAGTATATTCAGAATTATCTTATTCAGAATTAAAAGGTGTATTGGAAACTTGGTTAAACCCATCAGCAGTAGTATCTACCGATAGTGATAGTGTAGTTGAAGAATTGGAAGCTCCTAAGCAAGCTCCTAAAGCAACACCACAATCATCAATTGGATTAGGTGGAACATCCGACATTAGTGGTGATTTGCCTTGGGAAACTGAAGCACCTGCCGCACCAAAAGCAGCAGCACCAAAAGATGATGTAGCATCGGCATTCGATGATTTATTCAACAACTAAAATTAGTTACAAATGGCCAAAAGAGAAGAAGATTTAGCAAGTTTACTTGCCGATTCTCTAAACAAACAAAATAAGGATGGTAAGATTGCCTACTTCTTAGATGATGATAGTGCAGATGCACCTACCAACGTTAAGGATTGGTTATCTACGGGTAACGCAATGTTAGACGTGGCAATTTCAAATCGTCCTTATGGTGGTTTGCCGGTTGGTCGAATTAGTGAGATTACGGGTTTAGAGCAGAGTGGAAAATCTCTGCTCTCTGCCCATCTCTTAGCAGAAACCCAAAAGAAGGGTGGTGTTGCAGTACTAATTGATACGGAAACCGCAGTAAGTAGAGAATTTTTAGAAGCAATTGGAGTAGATATCTCAAAACTACTTTACGTTTCAGTTGATACTGTTGAAGGTATTTTCGAAGCGTGTGAAACGATTATTGAGAAAGTAAGAACGGGTGATAAAGATAGATTAGTTACAATCGTAGTTGATTCAGTAGCAGCAGCATCTTCTAAGAAGGAGATGGAAGCTGATTATGACAAAGATGGTTACGCAACTGATAAAGCTATTATCATTTCAAAAGCAATGAGAAAGATTACCAATATGATTGGTAGACAATCAATCGCTTTAGTATTCACAAATCAGTTAAGACAGAAGATGAACGCAATGTTTGGTGACCCTTGGACAACATCAGGTGGTAAAGCATTAGCATTTCATAGTTCAGTTAGATTGAGATTAAAGAGTATGGGGCAATTGAAAGTTGGTGATAGAATCGTTGGTATCAAAGTTCGTACGCAAGTTATTAAAAACCGAATGGGGCCACCATTAAGGTGTGCAGATTTTGATATCTTCTTTGATAGAGGTATCGATAACTACGGAGGTTGGTTAGCAGTTATGAAAGATGCTAAAATCTTAAAGCAAGCAGGAGCTTGGTATGAATATATTGATATTGATACAGGCGAAATTAGTAAATTCCAATCTAAAGACTTCACTAAGATGTTAGAGAACGAAGAACTAAAAGACCAAATCTATCGTAGGATTTGTGAGGCAACCATTTTACAATACAAAACAAATTCGGCAACGGATGAAGTTGAATCAACAACGGACGGAGCAAATGAGTCAGATTAATAAGAAGTATTTAGATATACTAAAACAAATAGATGAAGAACATAAAGGGTTTGGCGATTTACAACGTAACTCCAAAACTTTAGTTATTGATGGTCTTAATACCTTCATACGTTCTTGGTCAACTGCACCAAATCTAAACGATAATGGTGACCACATTGGAGGAATAGTCGGTACTTTAAAAAGTATCGGCTACGCCATCCGTTTAATTAACCCTACAAGAGTAGTCGTAGTATTCGATGGTAAGGGGGGTTCAAACAGCAGAAAAGAAATATACGCAGGATACAAATCCGAAAGAGGTAAGAACAAAATCAAAATGAGATTGAATCGTGCCGCTTCGGTTGAAATGAATCCTGAAGAAGAAAGTGCATCTATGAAACGTCAAATGACGGGATTAGGAGAACTTTTATCTGCTCTACCCGTAACCATTATGATTTACGATGGAATCGAAGCTGATGATGTAATGGCTTATATAGCTACTACATTAAAGAAAGAAAACGAGAAAGTAGTAATAATGAGTTCGGATAAAGATTTCCTTCAATTGGTGAATAAAGATGTTAGTGCATACTCGCCCTCTAAAAAGAAGATTTACACAGTCGATGAAGTAAAAGAAGAATATGGATTTCATCCACATAACTTTATTAATTTCAGAATGATTGATGGTGATAAATCCGATAATGTAGAAGGTATCACAGGTTTAGGTGCAAAAACTATTATTAAAGCATTTCCAATACTAACCGAAGAAACTGTACATACTACCGAATCTATGTTAGAGTATATTGAAACTCTACCAAAGAAATCGAAAGCACATGATTTGTTTCAGAATAATTTGGAAATCTTAAAAAGAAATCGTAAATTGATGCAGTTATCCGAACCAGATTTTAGTGGAACGCTTCGTTTAAAAATAATGGATAGATTCAATGAATCAACTCCAAAATTTGATAAGCATTCATTTCTAAAGTTAGGAATAAAGAATCGTATGTTAGATGCGTTTCCAAATGTAAACGATTGGTTACAATCAACATTTTCACATATTAGTAAATTTTAAAAAATAAGTTATGGCAGACAAAGTAGCACAACCAATTGGAGATAGAGTTCTCCTAAAAGAATTAGAACAACAAAGTGATAGAACTGCAGGTGGTATCATCATTCCAGATAGTGCAAAATTGGAAGATGTTAAACGTGCGGAGGTTATCAAAGTAGGACCTGGCATTTACACACAAAGTGGAACATTGATTCCAATGAGTGTAACGGAAGGCGATGAAGTAATTTTACCACCATACCATCAGGGTACTGAAGTAAAAATCAATGGAGAAAAATATACCTTATTAAGAGAATCAGAAATCTTAATGGTATTAAAATAATTTTTAAACTAAAACATGGACAAACCGTATGAAGTGTATTAAAGTAGTAAGAGAAACAAAAGACAATAAAATTGGTACAATCCGTAGAGTAGCAGACTCAGAAGCGGATACCAAAGTAAGTAGTAAAGTATGGGCGTTCTGTCCTAAATCGGAGTGGAAGTTGGCAACTCGAAAACCAAAGAGTGTGCAAGTTAGCGACCAAGCTACCGACCAAGTTACCGACCAAGTAGAGGAATTATCAATTGAAGAGAAAAAATTAGCAAGAAAGAAAACTAAGAAATAATGGAAGCAATAGATACACTAGTCAAATATGGCCAATCGTATCAATCTAAAGTTGTTGCTTCTCTTATATCAGATGTAAAGTTCTTAGAACAGGTAACTGAAATAACCAAACCAGCTTTTTTTGAATCACAAGCCAACCAATGGATTATCGAAGAAGTACAACGCTACTTCGATGAATACCGTACAGTTCCTACAATGGAGGTGTTTAAAATTAAGGTAGGTGTTGTTGATGATAAAGCATTAAAGCAAACTGTAATTGAACAATTAAAAAATGTTTATTTACAAATAGGTTCGGAAGATTTACCATATGTTAAAAAAGAATATCTTACATTTGCTAAGAATCAAAAAGTAAAAGATGCCCTTCTAAAATCGGTAGATTTACTCAAAGCAGGTAACTACGATAAGATTATAGATACAATGATGGCAGCATCCAAAGTTGGTGTAGAAAACGACTTAGGGATGGATTACATCGATAATTTTGAATTGATTATGGAAGATGTTAAACGTTTTTCAGTATCAACAGGATGGGATGTAATTGATGAATTAACGGATGGCGGATTAGGACCAGGCGAATTAGGAGTTGTAATGGCTCCATCAGGCATCGGTAAGAGTTGGTTCTTATCCAAAATAGCATGTTCAGCAGTTCAACAGGGTATGAATGTTTTACATTATACTTTAGAATTATCTGAAAGTTATGTAGGACAGAGATATACAACAATTCTTACAGGTATTCAAACATCGGAACATAAAGAACGTAAAGATGAAATTATTCGTAAGATTAAGAATACACCAGGTAGAGTTCGTATTAAATACTATCCTCCTCAATTTGCATCTGCTAAAACACTTTCGGCTCATATTGAAAAATTAAAAGCAAGTGGATTTAATCCAAATCTAATTATTATAGATTACGCTGATTTATTAAAAAGTGGTAATAGTAATAGAGATGGATTATATGCAGAATTGGGTGGTATCTATGAAGAGTTGAGAGGATTAAGTGGTGAACAACAAATTCCTATTTGGACAGCAACTCAAACTAATAGAGCAGCTATTGACCACGAAATTATCGGAGCAGATTCAGTTGGCGATTCTTATAAGAAAGTTCAAACTGCCGACTTCATTATGAGTGTTAGTAGAAAAACAAAAGATAAGTTATCAAACACAGGTCGTATTCACATCGTTAAGAATCGATTTGGGCCTGATGGAATGACCTTTCCAGCAAAGATTGATACATTCCATGGGGTGATGGATATATTTGCAGCTAACTCTGCTGATGGGGTAATCGCTACAAAAGATTCTAAAAATGGAGAAAATTTAGAGAAAAAATTATTACACAAAAAGTATGTAGAGAATATGGGATAACTGACAAAAAGTCATATAAAATTTTCTAAAGAAAAGGGAAAATTTTAATTATTGATGAATAGTTATACCTACAACTCTAATAAAATTAACACATAATGAGCAAATTATTTACTGAAAGAATCGCATATAAACCATTTGAATATCCGGATTATTATAACGAAGGTTGGTTGAAGCAGATGCAGGCGTTTTGGTTACATACTGAAATCCCAATGCAGGGTGATGTGAAAGATTGGAATGAAAACTTATCTGAAGAAGAAAAGCATTTAGTAGGTAATATCCTTTTAGGATTTGCTCAAACCGAATGTGCGGTATCGGATTATTGGACAGGCATGGTTACCAAGTGGTTTCCAAAGCATGAGATTAGACAAATGGCAATGGCATTTGGTTCGCAAGAAACAATACATTCAGTAGCATATTCGTATCTTAATGAAACGTTGGGATTAGATGACTTCGCAGGCTTTATGCATGATGAAGTTATGAAAGAACGATTTGAATTACTAACAAATACAACCGCAGATTGGACTCCAAAAGATTTACAAACAAATCATCAGGCTAGAGTTGAAGTTGCTCGTTCATTGGCAATCTTTTCAGCATTCGCTGAGGGAGTTGCATTATATTCATCATTCGCTGTATTATATTCTTTTCAAATGAGAAATCTATTAAAAGGAATTGGACAACAAATGAAGTGGAGTGTAAGAGATGAATCTCTACATTCAAAGATGGGTTGTCAATTATTCAGACATATGTGTGAAGAATTCCCAGAATTGTTAGAAGAAGCTAAAGCTGATATCTACAAAGCAGCATTAATCATTAGAGATTTAGAACATAAGTTTATTGATAAGATTTTTGAAATGGGCGATTTGGAGAATCTTAAAAAAGATGACCTAAAAGAATTCATTACAAAAAGAGTTAATGAAAAATTAGGAGAGTTAGGATATAACCCAATTAAAGGTGGAGATGACTACTTTGAGTTTAACGAAAAGAAAGCATCTGAATTAGATTGGTTCTATCATCTTACAGGTGGTGTAACACATACTGATTTCTTCGCAATGAGACCTACGGATTATTCCAAAGCAGGTGAAGGTGAAAATTGGGATGATATATTTTAAAAAAAGTTTATGAAAAATTACGGAGAAGAAAATGGTTGGGAAATTGATGTTGATTTTCCTTCTTGGGGAAACAATGAGATATATGTAAAAACTATATCTAAAACATATTTACAGGCGGGAGAAAAACCAAAAGATGCATATTGGAGAGTTGCTACCGCAGTTGCCAAAAGATTGGAGAAGCCACAATTAGCAACAAAATTCTTTGACTATATGTGGAAGGGTTGGCTATGTTTAGCAACGCCTGTATTGGCAAATACCGGTACTGATAGAGGATTGCCTATATCTTGCTTCGGTATTGATGTGGGTGATAGTATATTTGAAATTGGTTCTAAAAACTTAGAATTGATGCTATTAGCAAAGCATGGTGGGGGTGTGGGTATCGGAATCAATATGATTCGACCTGCAGGTACTAAAATCACAGGAAATGGTACATCTGATGGGGTAGTTCCTTTTTGTAAAATCTATGATTCAACTATTCTTGCAACAAATCAGGGAAGTGTTCGTAGAGGCGCAGCATCGGTGAACATTAAGATTGAACATAAAGATATTGAAGATTTCTTAGAGATTAGAGAACCTAAAGGCGATGTCAATCGTCAATCACTTAACTTACATCAATGTGTTGTAATTAGTGATAGGTTTATGAAAAAGTTAGAAGAAGGAGATAGTGATGCTCGTAGAAAGTGGGGTAAGTTACTTCAGAAGCGTAAAGCAACTGGCGAACCTTATATTATGTACAAAGGAAATGTGAACAAAGCAAATCCTGAAATGTATAAGAAGAACGGATTGAAAGTTCATATGACTAATATATGTTCTGAAATCGTTTTACATACTGATGAGCAACATTCATTCGTTTGTTGTTTGAGTTCTTTGAACTTAGCAAAATACGATGAGTGGAAAGATACTGATTTGGTATATACGGCTACTATCTTTTTGGATGGTGTATTAGAAGAGTTCATTCAGAGAGCAAAGAATATGAAAGGATTTGAGAATTCAGTTCGTTCAGCAGAAAGAGGTAGAGCATTGGGATTGGGTGTATTAGGATGGCACACATACTTACAACAAAAAGGATTACCATTCGAAGGATTGCAAGCACAATTTGAAACTCGTAAGATTTTCTCTCAATTAAAGATTGAATCTGAAAGAGCAAGTAGAGATTTAGCAAACGAATATGGTGAACCACTATGGTGTAAAGAAAGTGGATTCAGAAACACACACCTAAGAGCAGTAGCACCTACGGTATCAAACTCTAAGTTGAGTGGTAATGTAAGTAGTGGTATTGAACCTTGGGCAGCTAACGTATTTACGGAGCAAACATCAAAAGGAACATTCATTAGAAAGAACCCTGAATTAGAAAGAGTACTTCGTAAGATGGGTAAGAACACAAAAGAGGTATGGGATAAAATCCTTGCTGATGGTGGTTCGGTGCAAGACTTGGACTTTTTAGATGAGTGGTGTTTTTCGGGTGATAAATTAGT